CCTGATAGGTTTTTCCAACCTTGTCCTCCCCATAGAGAGTTTTTAAGAGTAAAGGGAGATAGCTACGCATAATTTTAACTCGCGCTGGATCACCATCATCATCATCATCGTCCGTTGCGGTTGCCCTAGCCTCTCTAACTGCTTTTGTTGTGCGTTCACCTTTGCAAAAATCGTGATAGGTATCCAGTACCCCGAGAACAAATGTTTGTTTCTCTAGTTCACTATCCGCCATTCCTATTCAGTCCTATTGTTTTTTTGCCGTAAAGACTAACCCCATACTAGATGAAGCGTAATAGTTCCTTTATTGTCATCGCCATTGTGGCTCTATTCCTTTTTGTGTTTGCATTTCAGTTCCTCAGAAAAGAAGCATTTACGAGCCCAGGCACAATGGTACAACTTGCTTCCAGTCACGTCCCGACGGAAGAGGATTATAACTATTACAGAAATATCTACCCTAAAATCGTTCGTCGTGATCTAACGGATATGACCGGTGAAGATCCTGGACCCATTGCTATGCCTATCCCTCAACTTTGGATATAGAAAAATTGAAGGTTATCCTTCCTCCAATAGGAGGTACTCACGATGTGCCAAAAGTGTCGGATTTTCTTGCACGATTTCTTGGGAACAGGAATCAACCAAACGTTAGAGCTTGCAAAGTATACTCGCGTAAAATCGTTACGGTTAGTTTTACCCGAGTTGGTGGATTGGATTTATCGTGTCTATTTGCGTCTCTCAAAGGAGACATTCCAGAAGTCACGTCAAACAGCATCACGTATCGCCAAACGAAATCGGTCACCTCTTGAGTATGAATATGTTCTCTTTACGGCGACATTTAATATGATGCGATTTGAAGTTCCTTGGCTTCGTGAAGAGATCCTCTATCTAGAATACTTTCTGTACGAATCAGGCTTTATTCAATACAAGAAACGATGCTTTGAGAACCAAGCACAAAACTACATTGCTTATGTAACTACAAGAGCTCTTATCTATCTGTATGAAATTCACGATGACCACGTGAATCCCAAGGGAATCCAAACTCCTCTCAATACACCTATTATTCTTGTACCTGACAACGATCAGAATACACTCGTTGATAAAGATGACTACCAGTCAGCTGTATTAGAAGAGGATGACGATTTATATACATAAATTGCGGTTATCCAAACTTGTCTTTTATAAAGAAGACAAGTATGGATGTTCTACGAGACTCTACTGTTTGGCTCGCAAACTGTGTGTTTTCAGGATATACCAATAAACAAAAAAGAGACAATGTCCGTTTCATTCACGGAATGACAGTGTTTGGCTTAGGGATGTTCTTTCTTTTTGCACCTTCTAGAAGTTGGCAACGGATCCTAGCGTTTTCTCTCTATGTTGTATTTATTCTACTCTATATTACATTGGGAGACTGCTGGGTGTACCAGGTAGAAAATGAGTTTTTTTCAGAAAAAAATGATGATGGAGTCCTTGGACCTTTGCGCACCTTATTGGGGCTTCCAGATGATGAAAACACAAAACGAGTGTTTACAAGTGTAGGATATTTTTTTGTCTGTTTTATTGGTTCATGTATCTTGGTACGAGACAGTTTTGGAATCTATTAAAAGAAAGAAGATACGCACAACGAATGATTTAATCCAAAGAAACCACGAATACAAGAAGTTTATCCAAGGCTTCTTTGGTTTTGGATTTTCTTCCACAAATCGTTTCACGTAGTTTCGCGTCAGATTCATATAATGTGTTTTGGATATATTGGGCAACTCAATACTCGGTTCAAATACAATATTGTTGGAGACCGCAGATATAATGTAGTTCACATCCAAGACTTTTTCTAAAACAGAAGGAATCCACACATAGAGAAGAGTCATTGCGATCACAAACGTCTTATACGTAATATTTTTCCAATACGTGACATTCATTTCTTCAAAAATAGGTGCTGCGAGTTCCTTGGCCTGAATATTAAAGGTTTTACTATCGGAAGGAGCCGCGTACTGCGCAATCTTGAGTCCCTTGTGTTTTTCTTGAATAACAGACACAAGCTGTTTGCAAACAATATCAACAGGCACAACACTAAACTGGAAGTTTTCTGGAAACCAGATATCAGACAATGCTTGACGATATCCGACTTCTAAAATACCCAAGTGTGCTGCGCCTCGCATAGGAGGAAGATCTTCCAAAGGGGCTCCCACACAAGACAAACGAATAATATCTATTTCTGATTTTTGCTCATAGAGATACTGCTCCGCAAGATATTTCGTATAGGCGTAATCACAAATAAACTCTTCACGAGGTAGTCCTTTTTCAATCTGTACAGCTTTGCCTGCCTGCTGTAAATACTTAGGGTGTGTATAGCAAGTTGAAATATAGATAAACTTCATATCTTTGCATAAGTTGTAAACCCGTTTGACAGATTCATAGTTATCCCGTAACAAGGTTTCTAAGGGTTGATTAAACTTCACAACTGCTGCACAATGAATGAAACAAGAGACTCCTGAAAGATCAGAGGCCTCAATGCTTTCAATATCCTTCGGAATCATCGTTACACGAGAAAGGTTGCAGTCCTTGAAAAGATCAGCTTTGCGGATTTCTTTCTGAAAGCGATCTTCAGACGATTCTCCCTTTTTTCCACGAATCGGAATCGTGATACTGTACTCCGTAGTTTTCAATAGATAATAGAGGAGATGTTTTCCAACAAATCCTGTAGCACCTGTGAGGAATAAACTCATCTACAAGAGATCTTCTTTTCCAACAAGATTTCTAACCGTGGGGTTTCACACGGACCGAATGAACTGCCAACGCAAGTCGAAACAGATCATTTGCCAGATCTTGTCTTGGCAGAATAACTTGTCACGATTTTTCAAAATAGGAAAGTTGGGTAAATATTCATCCAACTCTAACAACTCGCAGAACTTGTACAACACATACGAATAACTCAAGAAGTTGGAACGGCCTGCAGGACAATGTTTCTGGAAACTCGGTTGAATCTCAATGAACATATGTCTTAACTTCTCTTCAGTCTCTCGTGTAATCACAGGAGCATTTTTACCGTTAATGCGATTCATAATATGCGGGGCATGCTCGTAGTACTTGTTAAACTTTAGTTTCTTTAAAATCTCACGAATCTTGGATGTTTTAATATTTCCAAGTTCCGTGATGCGTTCTTTCTTGAGTTCAGTCATAATGGCATCAAAGACTTCTTGAGGAATATCAGTAGACTCCTTGGCTTGGATTTGAGCCAGCCATTCATTGAAATGGTTAATACGTTTGTAGGCGTAATAACTCACTTCACGAGGAGGATCCTTGTACGAAGGTTTGTCTGAATCGACTAATACAAACTCTTGATATCCACACGAAGGGCACGTGAATAAGGCTTCGTTGCTACTAAAGACCATTTCTCCACCACATTCATTGCATTCTCCATAAGGGTCATCAGTAACAGTACTAGTTGTTCGCGCGTGTTCAGGATCTACCTTTTGAAGAAAGTTCTCCAACAACTTATCACGTCGCATATCTGAGCCTGATACTGTGGCTCCCAGAATGGCACCACTCAAATCGGCAGCCTTTTCAAATACCTCCCAGATGCTTCCTGGCTTGGATTTCACCACACGAGCTTCCTTTGACTCAATGCCTCTACTGATTTTGTCTTGAATATCATAATATTGGAATAATATATCACCCGTTTCCAAGAAATAATCGTAGACGGCTGATCCATTTTTTCGTTTCTTGTATTCTTTGTAAATTTCTTGCATTTCCTTTTCCAACTTTACTTTTTCAATGTCATCTGTACAGGCTATAAGTTTCTCTTTTAAAGATCTGTACATTTGCTCAATATCATCAAGGTTCTTACTTTCATCTAATAAACGATTGAGGTGAGCGTGGTGTATACTATCCAATGTAGTTCTGGCCTCAGGATTGCTCCTTTTGGTGGGCCGAATCTTGAAGAAGGGATCCCCTGCAGACATCTGTATGTGGCCTTCCTGGGAAGTGTTTAGACTAAAAAAAACAGACCCTCCCGGTTGAAGTTCAAGTTTTCCAGATTTTCTCACTTTGGCAAAATTATTTTCTTCTGTAAGGGTATAGACTAAAATGACAGGAGGTGGTTTGATGCAACTCGTCGCTTATGGCGCCCAAGATGTTTACCTTACTGGTAACCCCCAGATTACTTTCTTCAAGGTTGTATACCGTCGTCACACCAACTTCGCCATGGAGTCCATTGAGAACCCCTTCAATGGTTCCCCTGGCTTCGGTAAGCAGGTCACTGTCACTGTTCAGCGCAACGGTGACTTGATCTACCGTATGTACCTCCAGGCCACTCTCCCTAAGGTGCAACTCCTCGCCTCTGACGGCTCTGGTGCCCAGTTCCGCTGGCTCAACTGGCCTGGTCACAACCTTATCCGCGAGGTTGAGCTCCAGATCGGTGGTCAACGCATTGACAAGCACTATGGTCAATGGCTCCACATCTGGAATGAGCTCACCCAAGAGCCTGGTAAGCAAGCCGGTTACGCCAAGATGGTTGGTAACGTCCCTCAACTCACGAACTTGATCGTTCAGGGTGGTGAGACTTGCGACGATGACTGCGTCTCTGGTGAGCCCAACACCTCCAACGAGGTCCAGAACTGCGCCCCTGAGTACACTCTCTACATCCCCCTCCAGTTCTGGTTCTGCCGCAACCCTGGTCTTGCTCTTCCTTTGATCGCCCTCCAGTACCACGAGGTCCGTATCAACCTCACCTTCAACGACATCCGCAACATGTGCTTCGACGCTGCTCCCCAGAACTCCAACGTCCACGTCATCCGCGATCGTGTCGCTGCTGCCAACTTGGTTGCTGCCTCCCTCTTCATCGACTACATCTACCTCGACACTGATGAGCGTCGTAAGTTCGCCCAGGTTGCCCACGAGTACTTGATCGACGTCCTCCAGTTCACTGGTGGTGAGTCTATCACGTCCTCTGCCAACAAGCTCAAGCTCAACTTCAACCACCCTTGCAAAGAGCTCATCTGGGTTGTGCAACGCGACTCCTTCGTTGCCTGCGACGATGCGACCATCTTCCCCTGGAAGGGTCAACAGCCCTTCAACTTCTCCGACTGGTGGGACCGCTCTGTACTCGAGTCCGGTTACTCCGTCACTCGCGTTGAGGGTATGGCCGGCAAGAACCCTTGCATCACCGCGCTCATCCAGCTCAACGGCCACGATCGCTTCCAAGTCCGTGAGGGTCGCTACTTCAACGAAGTCCAGCCTTACCAGCACCACACCAACATCCCTGCGGTCGGTATCAACGTCTACTCCTTCGCCCTCCAGCCTGAGCAACACCAGCCTTCTGGTACTTGCAACTTGTCTCGTATTGACAACACTACGCTCTTGCTCACGGTCTCCAACAACGCTGTTGGCACCACCACCACCTCCACTGTCTATGTGTATGCTACCAACTACAACGTGCTCCGCGTGATGTCTGGTATGGGTGGTCTTGCCTACTCCAACTAAGCACCCAGTATCTGCAAAGATACAGTGTTTGGTTCTGGTTTTTGTTGTGTATTCGTGTTAGTTTGCCGTATTAAATAAGTAGATTAAAACATTCTATATTGATTCTGTAGTACAGAATAAAGATAGAAACTTAAGCATTTAAAAATATGGGTTATATGGATTCATTGTTGTCTTCCTTTTTGCAAAAATCCTACAAAACCTATTGCATTAGTTTGCCTCGCTGTCTAGAAAGACGAGACCATTTTGAAAGATGGGCTCAAGAAAATAGTTTGTCATTTTCGTTTTGGGATGCATTTGACAAACGCAATCTATCCAAGAAACTCTTTGACGAAAAGAAGGTACTTGTAGCAGATGACTATAATGAAGGAGCAACAGCGTGTCGGATCAGCCACGAACAGTTGTGGAAGCATTGTTTAGAACAAAAAGAAGAGTATTTTTTTATTTTGGAAGATGATGCAGGGTTCAAATCCAAAGGCCTTGACGACTTCAGACAGTTTCTGGAAGGAGTTACAAAGTCCAGAAAATCTTGGTCTGCATTGCAATTTGGATTTGGTACAATGACAGGAGCAGATCTTCATCTGATATCTAACCGGATCCCGAAAGGGATTTATCAGACAGATTTCTGTGATCAAACACATGCTATCTTATATACGAGGCAAGCTATTCAAGACCTTCTCTCTCTTAGTCAAGATCCCAAATACAAAACAAGACCATCCGATGGACTCTTGTTAGCGTATATACAAAAGAAAAAAGGAATCGTACTAGCACCTGAACATTCCGTGATTGAACAAACAGATACAATCAGTTACATTGGTGTACCTTAGGAGGATCGTTGGAACTTCAATTCAATTGTGCTCAAACTATCATCTTCACGTTTCTTGAAATAATCCAGATACATAGGATTCCATTTCTGTTTATCTTTCCATTCCCAGACTTCTTCTTTGTTTTTCTCAATATATTCTTCAATTTCGCCTTTAATATTGAGCATCTTGTGACGTTCGGCATATTGACGATTCTCACGAGATCCGTGGTACAAATGGTATATATCCATATCTTTCAAATAAGTAATCGTAGGCTTAGGTTTTTTCAAAAACTCCAGATATCGTGTAATCAAAGGCGAAGGAAGACTCTGAAACTTTTCAGGGAATCGTTTGTCTAACCAGGCAGCAGTAGACAACGTGTCTCCACTCCCAGAAATAGCATAATCAAAGAATCCAATCTCTTGGTACCATTTACGTCTCATACACCAAGCAAACCCAGGATGATATGCAAAATCCCACATAGGTTTTGTATTCAGAAGAACTGTTTTCCGAGTTAACATTGTTTTCTTGTAAGTCAGATCTAACCAATGCGCACGTTCAAAGGGCTGTACCACATCGTGGCTATTCAACAAATCAGATGTTTTCTGATACCAGGTTTTATCCTGAAAATAGACATCCGCATCCAAGAAGGCAATTTTTTTGTATTGACAAGGAATCTTTGTTTCCAAAATACGAAAGAGATTTTCTTTGTGAAACATGTACGATTCTGCACTTACGTGAAAAGCATCGGGTATCTCAGGCTTTCGTCCTGGATACAAAACTTCAAGTGTAAACACCGGTAACCCTTGTTGTTGATACAAGTTTCGTACATAAAAATAGTTCATCACCATGCGTTTGGTTTGTGCTGGATTGAAAAGCACAAAGCAAATAGCCATATCGTGTTTGGACCGCGTTAGACGTTGACCCATATTCTATGTAGTTCAACTATTTTTCAAGAGTTTTCGTGTTTGATTTCGTTTAGAACGATGAGAGCGAGTTTTTTGTTTCTCTCCTCTCCTTACTCCACCTTCTTGATTGGAAGATACTTGCTCTTTGAGCATTTTAATGATGGTACTACGTAGTTCCTCCTCATCTTTATAGAACTCATTTATGTAATCCATTGCTTTGTTTTCAATCAGATCCTCATAACATTCAATAATAGCATCATTGTCGCGTAAGGCACCGCGTAAGAATCCAAAGACACCCGTATTTTCTGTGTAACAAGATTCAAATGCAGTTTGAAGCTCTTCTTTTTGGATCTCGTTGATTCGCTTGATTTTCGGGTTTTCTTCCAATCTAAGATCTCCTTTGGCT